ATGTAGAAAGATTGGTAAATAGAGTTATTTTAAAGATTATTCTAAAAATGAAGATAATCCTTTTTACAGTTTTGTTTCAAGAACTGGTGAACAAGGTAAAAACGGAGATGCTTATTGGATAATTGAATGTAAAAAATGTGGAAAGCAATATAAAGATATTCCTTCACAAGTAATTTCTCTTACAAGGCGAAAAGGAAATAATCCTTGTAACTGTTGGAGGAATCTCAGTAAGGGAGAAGAAAAAATTGCTGAATTATTAAATGAAAATAAAATTACTTTTGAAAGAGAATATTCTTTTGATGATTGCAAATCTCCACTTGGGAATCCTTTTAAATTTGATTTTTATGTTGATAAGAAATATCTGATAGAATATGATGGCGAGCAACATTTTATGCCAATGTCTTTTGGAGATACAAAAAATTCTGGTGAAGAAAAAATGCAGTTAACTCAACAATATGACGAGTTAAAAAATAGTTATTGTAAAGAAAGAAATATCCCTTTAATCAGAATACCGTATAATTCTTATAAAGAATTAAAAATTGAAGATTTATTAATTGAAACCAGTAATTTCATTATATGAAAGGATTAACTAATTATGTCAAATAGACTATATAATGAAAATAGCACTCAACATATTGATGCAAGAGAATTTACTCGTAAACGCCCAGGCACGTATTGCGGAAGCGTTGAGTATAGCACTCAACTAGTTAAAGAATTATTTGCAAATGCCCTTGATGAGCATAATATTGGTCATGGCTCTAAGATTACGATATCTGTCAATACAGAAACAAATCAGTATACCGTAGAAGATGAAGGTCAAGGTTTCATCCCTAATGCAAAAAGACCAAATGGAGAAACAATGCTTTCAGAATGTTTCGCTGTTATTAATACTTCTGGTAAGTATGATGACACAGACGATTCAGTCTATGGCGGAAGTGCCCTTGGCCTTAATGGAATTGGTATGAAATTAGTTTGTTATCTTAGCTCGACCTCGATGGCTACTACGAGTAATGGTAATGGAAAAAGAGAGACTATTTGGTATAAAGATGGTATCTTCTCTAAAAGAGATATTTCTGATGAAAAATTAGGAGTACATGGAACTAAAATTTCTTATATTCCAGATTCTCAATTTTTTCAGAATAAAGAGGCTAATTTTGAAGAACTAAAGCAGCTTTTTGAGGAAATCTCTGCGTTATGTCCTACTCTCACTATTATTTTAAGAGTTGATGATAATGAGCAAGTTTTTCATTCAGAAAACGGTATTAACAATTTAATTGATAAAAAAGTTAAAGAAAAAGAAATTCTTAGCAATCGTTTTGTAACACATATCGTCAATGGTAATGATTTGATTGATGTCGGACTTACCTATACAGAAGGATACTCTGAAGATATTACTAGCTTTGTGAATTATGGAAAAACAGATAGTGGAGTTCACCTTACTGCATTGAGATCTCTTCTGACTAAAGCTATTAATAAATTTGCTAATGATAATAACCTATTTAAAAAGAATGAGAATAATTTAACAGGACAGGAATTATCAGAAGGACTTATTATTGTTTTTAATTTAAAAGCAAAGAAAGTGGCTTATGACAGTCAGTCTAAAGTTAGAGTAGTCGATATTGATAAGACATTAATTACAAAAGCTATTAATGAAGATTTTACTAATTGGATGAATAATAATCCAAAGGAAATTAAAAAGATAGTAGAAAAAGCCTTGTTAGCACGAAAGGCGAGAGACGCTGCGAAGAAAGCGCGTGACGCCGCACGGAATAAGGGAGAAAAGAAAAATAGGATTCTTAATCTTCCGACTAAACTTATTGATGCTTGGTCTAAGAATCGGATGGAGTGCGAACTTTTAATAGCGGAAGGTGACTCTGCTGCCGCAGGACTGGTTGAAGCGCGAGATAGTAGGACGCAAGCAGTGTTCCCGATTCGCGGTAAGATTCTTTCTACTTTGAAAGCGACAGACGATAAAATTTGGGCTAACCAAGAGATTGTTAATATTTCCAAGGCTCTTGGACTCGATGTTGATGCTAAGACTAGACGATTGATCTACGACAAAGACAAATTGCGCTACGGCAAAATCGTAATGTGCGCGGACGCGGATCCAGATGGCGAGGCCATCAAGAACTTGTTGATCACGTGCTTCTGGGTACTGTGTCCTGAGCTTATCCTGAATGGTCATCTCTATGCGGCCGTTCCACCGTTGTTCAGAATTACTACAAAAAAGAATGAATATATTTACTTGAGAGACGCTGCGGCGCTTGAGGAGTACAAGGTCAAGCACGCTGGTGAGAAATACCTCGTCTCTCGAAGTAAAGGCCTTGGCGAGCAAGACAGTAGCGAGCTAGATCAGTGCTTGCTCGACCCTGAAACTCGAAATGTCGTGCAGCTTACTGTAGAGAGCAAGAGCGCAACAGAAAAAATGTTGGATATTCTGATGGGGCCGAAGGTTGAAGGTCGTCGCGAATATATGATTATCCACGGAGAGGAAGCTAGAGTATGATTGAAAATACTATTGATATTTGTGAAGAGCTTAGTCAAAATGCAATTGATTTTGCATACGAAGCGAATAGCCAGCGTGCCTTTCCTGATGCGCGGGATGGCTTGAAACCTGGCCAGCGAGCGTGCCTTTGGGAAATGTATATCAAGGGCTATTCATCGAATAAACCGCACGTAAAGAGTGCAAAGGTCGATGGGGGCGTGGCTGCATCGTGGTGGCCGCACGGTCGAGTAGTATTTTAATAGGACCTCTTTACGAAGATTAATATTAAAATCATGTGCCGTGCATAAATCGCGGAATTAAGCGGGAAGGCTAAACTGTAAAGCAAGCTAATCCGAACCGAAGGCTAGATCAAGTCTAGTCAGGGGCAACGCATAGATGGTGAAAAGATATAATCCATCCACGAGGCCGCGATGTCTTTTCAAAAGACAAAAAGATATGCTGAACTTATAAGAAATTATAAGAACTAAAAGATAAAAAGCTTTTAGGATAACATTTTGACAACTGCAATTTATGAGACATTTGCGCGTATGTCAATGCCTTGGATTAATAATATTCCAGAAGTTGATTGGCATGGTGCAAATGGTAATCAGATTATAGGAAATACGCCTGCCGCAGACCGCTATACGGAAGCCCGCCTTGCAAAAGTAACAGAAGAAGGTATGTTCCAAGGCATTAAGAAAAATAGCGTGCCTATGATTACTAACTTCTCAGAGGATGAAGAGTGGCCGGAAGTATTGCCTGCAATCTTTCCTCGTTTACTGGTGAATGGATGCCAGGGTATTGGTTATACCTTGGCAAATGTATGGTTGCCTTGTCCTTTGAGTGAAGCGGCGGCCTCAATCACTAATTATGTAAAAACTGGTGAAATTGATTACAATAGTGTAAAACCTGATTTTCCTTCTGGCGGTATCATTATTAATGGTAATGAACTTGATAAGATTAATAAGACGGGTAAGGGTAAGGTCGTTCTTCGTGTAAAAGCAGAGATTGAAAAAGACTCTATTCTGATTACGGAGTTACCTTATCAGGTTTATGTAGAGCCATTAATTGATGAAATTAAAGAATTGATTAAAGCAGAAGAAATTACAGGTATTAAAGATATTTATAACAAGAGTGATAAGAAACGTCTACTTATTGAGATTGAATGTGACAATCCCGCATCTGTTTTAAAAAAGTTGTATGCTAAGACAAGTTTACAAAAGACTTACAATGCTAATCAATATGCTCTTGTAAGTAAAACGCCGAAGCTGCTAAATCTTAAAGACTACTTTGATATTTACATTAATCACAATATTGAATGTATCAAGAGAGAAAATCAATTTGATCTCGAAAAGGCAAAGGAACGTCTCGAAATTGTAGATGGATTGATTAAGGCTCTTGAAAGTATTGATAATATTGTAGCTTTGATTAAAAAGTCAGATAGTTCAAAGAATGCTATTGAAAACTTAATTAAGGAATATAACTTTACCGAAAAACAAGCCAAGGCTATTGTTGATATGAAACTTGGTAAGCTTGCTCATTTGGAAAGCGTAGAGCTTAATGAAGAAAAGCAAGAGCTGACGTCTAATATTG